GGGGACTCGTAGTTATTTCCAACTAGCTCAAACCATATTACTTGATCTTCTTGATTTCTTATGTTTGTAATTTTTTGAGATTTAGTTAGCTTTTCTTCTGTTTCTATTGTTAAGTAATCTACATTTTGATATCTTTCGCCAACCTTTTCGCTACTTCCTTGCGATCTGGCAGTATCAGATATGTATCCTCTGGCAAGACAATTAGCTGTTCTTATGTACAACCATTTTTTTACTATAGCATTAGTTGTCTCTTCTTGAGTGTAGACCTGCTCATATATATCCATTTTCATATACATAGCAGATCTAATTAAAGATTTCATTAGATAATCACCATACGATTAGCAATATATGGTTCTAAAATTCTGTCTACCATTGAATTTCCAGTCCCACTAAAAGCTTGAGGTGATATCTCTACGTTCCAATCTCCTGTCTGCATCTTTTTTACATACTTCTCTTTCCAGGTCGAGTCTTGGTAAAAGAAGTCATTTGCTAGCCTAATTGCTGAATCATAAACCTCTGATGGAACCAGTTTCCACCCAAACATTCCTTCTACAGTATATCTAAAACCCTTCGTAAAAAATGCTGGCTCTGGCATATCTTCTTGATATGGATAGCTTTCAAAAACATCTAGGCCAGGATCTTTTATTAATCTAACAGCATAGTTGGTTCTGCTAATGTCAAATAAGTATTGATTTCCAGAGGTCGCACTGTTGTATATTAGAACATCATTTTCCCAAATTTTACTAATAGATTCTATTCTTTCTGGCATCAACAATACGTCAGTGCCATCTCCTACAACATCCACCTTTTTAGAAACGTAATCAAATTTTTGACCAGTATAGGCATTTATTTTATATCTAGCATATCTTTCTGCTGCCATCAACTCGTCGTAAGATCTATAGTTTTTATCAGAAACGTCTGTTCCAAATCCTGAAGCTTCCACTATTTCTGCAACAGTAGCATATGGTCTAGTAACTATAAAATTCTTATAGTCTACAAAATTGGTCCCATTTATGGTATATTCTATTTTTATTTTAAAATAATTATATTGAGTTGTTGCTGCAATTGGGACAAAGACAAACCAGCTACCCTCGTCTACGTCTAGGTTATTTGCAGTAAGTGTTGTGCCAGCAGTAGCATCTTCATAAAATATGGTTACAACTGGTGTTGAGGATGGATCAACCGCAACCCCGTTATAATAGGTCTTAAAATTAATTGGACCGTTTGTACCACTATATATCTCTGGCATAATCTATCTCCTATGAGTAAAACTCTTTTACCTCTACTGGCGTTGCCAGCCTAAAACCTTCTTCGTGCTTAAATATCTCTACCGCTACAGACATAGGCATTGAAACAAATGGGTCTGCCTGAGTAAAATAAAAACCATGAGTTTCATAGCTCTTGTTTTTCCGTTCCATCTTTACTAGGGCTATCTCCCCGTCATAATCATCTTTCATAATCTGAGTGCTTTTTAATGGCTTCAATTCTTCTTTCTCCACCTTAGCCAGATTATCAAGAAGTTCGTCAGTGACACCCTCTTCTGCCAGCATTGCTAATATCTCTTGCTTATTCTTTGCGCCTTCTATATCTACGCCATATTCTTCTGCTACATTTTTTAATTCAGATACTTTTAATGATTGTAATGACATTATATCTCCATTCGTTTAACTCAATTATAGCATTTTAGAAGCTAAAAAGGAAAGGGGGCCCCTTTCGAGGCCCCCTCCCAAATGTCCTTTATTTAATTATGGACGTGCTGCTGGAAGATTATTATAGCTTCCACCAGTTACTGCTGCTAGGCTACGTGCATCGTATCCTGCTGCAACCTTGACGTTCTTCACGACAACGAATGCATCTGGATTTTCGATTGCTGTACCAACACGAAGGAACAGAGTATATTCTGTTGTATCCTTCTTTGGCTTGAATTCACGGTGAACGACGATATCACGCTTGATACCGACGATTACGTTATCAGGGAATGTTAGGTGTAGATCACCATGTTGTCCTGAAGCACCTGAATAGGAACCAGTTTGATTCTCATCAAGTAGAGGAACCTCTACGACTGGAATTCCGAATGCGAATGGAATAACTCCTCCTGGAGCTCCATTGTTTGCTACGACATCACCACGAACGATGCCAGAAGCAATATCTTCTGGAGTTCCTGGGATTGAAGTCAAGCTGTACAAGTAATCCTGTACAAGATTGCTTCCAGAAAGGAAGCGGAGTTGGTTACGGCGCTGCTTGTAGCGGCGTGGCATTTGCTTAAGTGCGTCATTAAATACGCCCTTAGAAACTGTTGCACCTGCTGCATCAACAACGTGTCCATTTGTAGTTGCGATCTTGCGAACACCATCAAATGCCTTTAGAAGGGTATCTGAGGATGCTGAATCACCGTTAAGGATTAGATCCTCAACGTCATTTCCTACCTGATTAGCCATCATTCTTGCGATGTGGTCCTCAAGGTCTGCGCCCTCGATGCCGTCCTCTAGAGACTCTGAAGAGAGTTCCCAATCTAGACGTAGTTTCTTGGTTGCGAGCGAGATCTTTGCAAAGACAACTGCCTGATTGCTGAATGTTGCATCAGCTTCAGTAGCGACTTTGAGAATTCTTTCGCCAACACCGATCTTGTCGATCTCTTGGATGTCAGAACGCATACGAATGGTTCTGGCAACTTTTGTAACAACGGTAGCATCGAACATGTAGTCGATAAAGCGATTAGCTTGTTCTGGCTTTAAAAGGCCACCACGAGCTGCGTCATCAGCTGAAGTTCCGAGCTTACCTGCACCAGTTTGACTGGTTACAATAGCTTTTTCTAATAGCTCATTGCTCATTTTTCTTGTTTCACCTCTCTCTTTAGTTAGGTCTGTTAGAGTACATTGCGTACACCGAGGAATGTGCCGCCCCACTTGCTCTGATTAATGGGTTGATCGTCCTTTGACCCGCCAAGGTCTGCGGACTTCTTGATTGCAGTATCTGATTCAACTGCATCAATTCTTTTTTCTGTTACTGACATATTATCTCTTAGAGAATTAATCATCTCAGAAATCTCATTTACTTTGTTGTTAAGTTCTGCAACCTTATCCTCTGTTGCCTTAACAAGTGCGTCTACGCCTGTGCGTAGATTATCTAATCCTGCTGAATTTGCTTCAGCAGTCTTTGCGAATGAATCGGTAAAGAATGCTTTTAGCTCGTCAATCTTTGAAACAATATCAAGGTCTTCAACGGCGACTTCCTGAACGTCTGCTGCTTTTTCAACAACAGCTTCTTCTTCGTTCGCCTCTGGAGCCTCTACAGCTGCTTCAGCAACAGCTTCTGCTGTTTCTGTAACCTCTGCTACTGCCTCGACTGGAGCTGCATCTTCTACTACTTCTTTAACTTCTGCATCCACTTGAGTACCTCCTTCGTTGGCTGTATTAATAACGTCGCCGCTAGATTCACGACGCTCATCTGAAAGTTCTTCACCGTCAGAATTCTTTTTCAAATAAGAATCTACAATATTTTTTATTGATTCAGATTTGTTTACTTCATTATTTTCTACCCACCCAATATTTTCCATTTTGCATCCACAGCTGTCGCAGGTGCATGAGTCTTCTTCTGATGTAATTGCAATAGAATCTGTTTTGCACCAGAATATATTTTCTGGAGTTACATCAACCGCAATACCCTTAACGACAGTCTTGCCATTCATTTTTTCTATAGAAAATACATTTGCCAATTGGTTGGCAGGATTGTCTACAAGGGAAAGTTCAACTAGATCATAATCTTTAATTACTCTGACGGACTCTTCTTCTCCGTCTTCTGTCTTTCTTACTTCTACCTCTGAATCTTTTATTGATCCGCCTATTGAAAATCCAGAAAGTGTGCCATCCAAAACTTTTTCCCAAGTATCTGGAGCACCTTTAGAAATATAAGAAGTTACGTAAACGCCCTGATGAACTTTTTTATCATCAGGATTATAAAATGATTTTGGCTCAAATGCTACAACCTTTCCAACCGCAATTGGCTGATGCATTTCTCTTAAGTTTCCTCTAAAGCGCTTAAATGCATTTACGCTTGCACTAGCAGAAACAATGTCTCCGTGTGAGTCAAGATTGTCCAGTGTGGCAAATCCAGACACGGTTCTTTTTTTAGTATCGACCTTTGAGAACGGAACATTAAGCTTAATGTTGTTTCCGCTCATGGTCCAATTGGCTTTAGAAATTTCCATGGTATATAAATAATATCTCTTAGTAGATTAAAAAGCAAATATCAGTCTATTGAACCTGACGTCCTGCGCCCTGTTCATTCCTGCCTTCTCCAGAGATATCTGGCTGATTTCCCTGTCTTTCTCTGTCCCTAGATCTGTTTCCAGAAGCCTGAGTACTTTGTTCTGCTGCAGCCTTAGCATTTAAAATAACTACTTCATCTCCACCAGGTATACCCTGTAGACCCATTCTAGCACGTACTTCATTAGGAACTAATACCTGCATTCTTAAATATCTCTCGTCTATCTTGGACTGAGTATCTTCATCAGTAAGGGTCAACTCGTTAAATTTAATCATAAATATATCAGTTTTTTCGGAAATAATTTTTCCAATTTTCTTCTCTATATTTTTTTGTGCTGGACGACAGACCTGTTCTTTAAATGTCTTATCTGCGTCTCTGGCGTTTGCCAGGGAGACCCCTGTAGGGGTTCCTACTTTATTTATAGGAACT